ATTTCTGTTTTATACAGTATGACAACCAATTACTCGAGTGAAGAGCTCGAGCGTGGAAGCTATTGTACTTGACGGTACAAACACGTTAGCATAAGTATCGGATTATCCCGGCGGATTTTAGATTTGATATGTGATCACAACCTACAGTAATTAGAGTAAATTACTGTACAATTTCAAGTAGAGAGGTTTAACAGGCCTCTTTTGTTTTTGATTTCATTCAAGCTTAACAGCGTATCAAATTGTTTTATCCAAGGACCGCGTTGAAAGGAAATATTAAGAGAAACCCAGAATTGGTTAATCTCTTTTTCCCTACTTTCGATGGCCAACCAGAAACTGTTTAACAAAAATGAAATCCATTGTAGCTGCTGTTCTTCGGAATAGAAATCATCCTGCTGTGAGGAAAATTTCCTCTTATGTCCCTGATAATTTACTTAAAGGCGGCATGCAGATAGGATTTATGCATGAATTTGAACGTATGATTGACAACAGCGTTATATCTTCTAGCTTAGTATTAGATTCTTTTAACATCAACGTCAAAGCTGGCGATTTTGCCATCTTTGCATACAATTTTTGTACTTCAGTAAGAAACTGTACTAGTGTTGTTGAATTTATGAATCAGGTCATAGTTACTTTATCAATGTTGATGAAAACAACACCTTTGGAGATGTTTAAATCTGCAGGTAAGTACTGCATTCTTATTTTCATACAATTATTTGGCGATGAAATTCTTGGTATGGCTCAAACAGAATTTTTTGTTAAGAGTATTAATAGAGCCCAAGGTTTCATTAAACAGGTTAGAAACAATATGTTTAAAGTCACAGACAAATTGTCTTCAGAATTTGCACAAAAATTATCTACTTTCTTAGGAGCGGTATTAACGCTTCCTTTTGCTTTAAAGCATAACATTGGAGTAGAATATTTTGGTTATAATAAAGGCGCAATATTGAAGATGAGAAGAGATCGTGAACATCAACATGCATTACCATTTGCTATTAAAACATTAGATTGTTTTTTGTACATATTTGATCGACTTTTAGATTGTGTAAAATACGGGTCGATTGATCGATTGGCATATGATGATGACATGATTTTGTTATATCACGAACACTACAAATGGCATTCTTTTTATGCCGATAAGTTAGATTTAGTCTGCAATTTTTATTATGTGGATGTTGAGACCGGAGTTAAATCCTCTCAAAGATTTACCACAAAGAGTTATATGACAAATATAGATAAGCTTATTGTCACCAACAAAGCTATATCTGCGTCAACTCAAGATAAAGTTTTGAAAGCGCAACTCAAAGTTGAGCTAGGCGTCTTAGAACGTGCTAAGCTCAAAGTTATGCTTAAATTGCAGTTGAACCGAACTCGGGATGCACCTTTAGCTTTGGCTATTATTGGTGCGCCCGGTATTGGTAAAACTCAAATTGTAGACAAATTTTTGAAGATGAAGTGTGATATAGATAAGGAATTAGGTCGTGACCCTTCGGGGTATGACCCATCTCGTGTTTATCATCACAACGGAAGAGATAAATATATGTCCGAATTTTCTTCATCAGATAGATCAATTGTCATAGACGACGTTGGTCAATTTAGAGATGAAATAATTTTGGCTCAGCAAGGTGGAGCTATGTCGTATTTAATTGATTTTATTAACGACAATGCTTTAGTTACTGAGCAAGCTGATTTAGAAAATAAGGGTAAAATTTATTTTTATTGTAGTGAGGTTATTATTACCTCAAATTTTGCAGATTGTAAATTCAGCACCGTTTTTCCTAAAGGTGGTGGTATTTACAGACGTTTTCTTTTTGTATTTTGTCGTGTTAAAGAGGAATTCCAAGTAGAAGGGGAGACCCGTCTTAAGGGAGACCTAAATGACCCCAATAATTTTGACATGCACGAATTTATGTTTAAACGTTACAAAAATTTAAACGGTGTCGATTCGGAAGTATATTGGAATGGTACGGATTGGCAGTCCGACAATAACGTCCCATGGATGACTATTTATGAAGTTGGACCATTTTTGAGGGATGAAATTTTGATACCTCGTTACGAACAACAAGATCGTGCGAAAGCTGCTGGAAAATATTTTTTAGAGTCAGAATCATGTTCTGGCTGTAAATTAACAAAATTAATTTGTTCGTGCCCCAAAGCACAGACAGATTACGAATCAGACGATGATTTTGACCATACACCCGATGAATCAGATTTTGATTCAGATGTTACCTATTTTTTAGGTCCTGAGTCATGGTTTGATTATTTTACTCGGTGTAATAGTCTTCTGAGTATGTATTTGCTTTGGATATTTTACAGCGGCTGGAAGAAGTTTAATTCAGATGGAATTAATATATTACTCGCTATGCGAGGTTTAAATTCGTTTAATTCAACTACTTCTGACCACGATATACTCAATGAAACGAGTTTTTTGTCACGGCAACGTCTTATATTTGGCGACTACTTTGTTAATGAAGTAGAAGCTATTTCAAATAAAGATGTTTTGCAAGTGATTTTAACCAATAGACGGCGTGTTATATATGCCGAATTTGGTTTGACAATTCTGATTGCCACTTTAACGGCTTTTGTTACATCATATGTAATGTTTAGTTCGTTTGCAACGCCTGCAGAAGCGCAAGCAACGCATGACGATGACGATGACGACGTTCAAGGAGATGATGAAGATGATTATTGGAAAGTTCAGTATGAGGACATGACTGTTTTATCAGGTGAACCCTCCACTACAACTTTCAGTCAGCTAACAAAGGTCTGCGAACGTAACATTATGATGTTAAAAGTCCAAGCAAATGGCAAACATTTTTTCGTGAATGCTCTTGGCTTGTATGGCAATGTAGCCATCATGCCAAAACACGCTTACCAACAAATGGAAATGCACAATTTTGATTGCAACATAACGGCTTATCGACATGATAAAAGCCATCCTTGTGGCGCTTCTATTAGATGTATTAAACTAGATAAATCTAGTTTTACATTTACTAAAGTGCAGACTGACTGCATTATAGTTCAGTCACCTTCATTTGGTGTTTTTAGAGATTTACGTAAATTTCTTTTAGAAAAAGACAATTTTACTGGAAAGACCCAAGGCAAGATCGTGGGTCGCAATTTAGAAGGTGAAATTGTACATTTTGATATTGATGCATTTCAGCGTGGTATGATTAATTATAAACATATCACGACTGATACTATTTTTGATTTCGTGGGCTACAGGGCCTACGCGAGACGGGAAACATTTTTAGGGTTATGTGGAGCCCCTTATATTTTAAAAACCATGAATGGTTGTTTTATAGGAGGTTTTCATGTAGCCCTTAGGAAAGGTTTCCGTGGTTTCGAGGTTTTTTGTTGTCCTTTATCGAAGGAGATCGTTGATTGTAAAGTTGATAACTTAGTGCCTAATTCTTATAATGGTCTAGATTTAAACACAGTTTATAAAACAGACCAGAATTTGGCTTTAGCACAGTCAACACATCCTAAGTGTCCCACACGCAAGCTCGACAATGGTTCGAGTTTGAAATTTTATGGGAGTTTGGACATTTTTCGCCCTAAGCTCAAAACGAGCGTAGGGCACACAATTTATTGTAGAGACGTCTTAAATTACTTTTGTATGGATGACGTGGAATATTTTTCACCGAAGAAGGTTAATAGCCGTTTGTGTACATTACAGACGGTTAACAAAATGTGTTCTAAGAGTACGTTTGCACCTTCGGATATTAAGAGTATGACGAAATCTCTGCTAAAAATATATATAAATGTCGTTGATGAGAATAAGATTAAGGTGAATCCACAACTCCATTCTATCAATGCCGCTATTAACGGTTTAGATGGAGCACCTTATATTAACCGCTTACCTGTTAAAACTTCAGGTGGTTTTGCTCATAAAGGTCCTAAGAAAAAGTATTTTATTCTGGGAGCTGCTAGTGAGGAAAATGTAGTTAATTACGATCTAGTAGACGATATTGCCGAGGAGTTAACCAGCGCTTACGAGCGCATAGCTAAGGGCGAACGTATCTCAGCGATTTGGGATTTTACATTTAAAGATGAACCCATAACGCAAGAGAAAGTTGATGCCAATAAGTGTAGAATTTTTAATTCTGCGTCATTATTCTTCTCTATTTTAGAGAGGCAAGCATTTTTGTGGTGTATTCCTCTTTTCAGTGGTCGATTCAGACATAAGTTTGGATGTGCCATTGGCGCCAATGCTTGTGGAAAGGATTGGACAGTTTTATATAATCACATTGTTAAACACGGTGTCGACCGTATTATTGCAGGTGATTATTCTAGTTTTGATAAAAGGATGGAGCCAGCCGTTGTTATGGCTGCATTCGAAGTTTTGATAGGCCTAGCAGAACATTTGGGATTTTCAGAAGAAGACCGTAAATTTATGACTGCTGTTGCTACAGAAGTCGCTTACCCTATTTCAAACGTTTTTGGTACAGTCGTAGAATTTTATGGCACCAATCCATCTGGACATTCATTAACCACCATCATAAATTCAATTGTTAATTGTTTATATATGATGCTAGCATGCAATCATATTGCACGCGAAGAAGGTCTGGATGTTAATTTTGACAACTTTTTTGATTTCTTTTCATTGCTGACTTATGGTGATGATAACATTGCTTCATCTAGTATAGACGAGTTCAATCATGTTTCTATTAGTCGAGCCTTATCATGTTATCGAGTTGTATATACTATGGCAGATAAAGAATCTGAATCTGTTCCATTTATTAACATCATGGAAGCCAGTTTTTTGAAAAGATATTTTGTTCGTCGTGAAGATAAATTCATGCGAGCGCCGTTGGAGGAAAAGTCAATAAAGAAAATGTTGACTGTTTGTACAAGATCTCGCACAATTTCACTTGATGAACAGTGTGCTGAGATTATTGACAGCGCTTGTCGTGAGTATTTTCAATACGGACGCCGCACGTTTAATAAGAGACGTGCATTTTTGACAAAATTGTTAGATAGACGCAATTTGTGGGGTTATCTCAACAGAGAGAATTTACCCACTTATGACGAATTGAAGTTTATGTGTTATGGTGATGAAGCCGTAGCTCAATCGGAGATGATTGACATACCAATTCGTGAAGAGACTACAGTTCCGTTTATTTTCCGATTTTTATTTTTGGTCATTGTTTTGGTGCTCGGATATTTCCGAGCTGTTTTACCAGAATTTAAGAGAATAACATTTTATTTTTACCGTTGTTTTACAATGGGATCGCACCCTGAATATGGCGCTCGTTTTCGCCAAGTTTGTCAGGATGCATTGACCACTAAACAGTTTATTCAAAACAATCCTGACTTGATAGACGAGTTTAAGATTCCGATAATCAAGAAGATTGATTTGGAACATTACACGTGGGTGGTTAGTGATAAAATTTATTCACATGACCCGAGACTGACACCTGAGTGGTGTTCAGTTTATGTGCAGCATAACTCCATGTTGCGCGAAATTGAACGACATCAGTTTCAGGCTACAGCACAATCTGATTTTGAATTAGATAGTGATGTTGCCAGTGAAATTATGTACGTCGATGACGACGAAATTTTTGATTTTGATGACTGTTGTTGTTTAATTGTGGACCGATATCTTTATCGCGAACTGAGTTGTGAAGAGTGCCATTGTGAGCATTGTGACAACTGTTATGTTTGCTACGATAAAGAGAATAAGTGCACACAAGTTTAGTCAGGAACGACTATAAAAGAACTTAGTCCGAAAAAGACGTATAAACTATGGCAGTTAAAAGCTGCGCAATTTTGATACAGTGCACTGCACTATAATTTTGAGAATATGGTAAAAATACATTTTAAAATTGACGGTTTTACGCGTACCATAAACGTGTCACCTATAAATGCTCTAAGGTATTCTAGATTCACTCCATGTGAACGTCAATGGTTAATTGATGCAATAATGGATGATGATGCTATTGTGCCTGATGAGCTCATTTGTTTTATTTATAATCTGGATCCTACATCCAGTGCTTTTAGAGCTCCAGTCCCAATTGCTACGGCTCAGTCCGAGGCTGTTGATGACGTGGGAGCTACTGATACTTCTAAAGAGGTCGAACAGAATGTTCAGTTCGCAGATGCGGAAGAGCAAATTGACTTGGTGGTGGGCAACATGACCACTGACCAAACTTTTGGTCAAGGCGCTCAAGCTAATGCGAATCTGGCGAGCTTTTTATCTCGACCTATTGAAGTATTTCGGCGTGAGTGGGCTGTTAATTCACCTACTCCTTTTGTTGATGTGTTCAACCCATGGGCCCTATTTCTAGGTGACCCAAGAGTGTTGAACAAATTGGAAACATTTAAACTGTTGCATGGAACTTTGAAATTAAAGTTTCTCATAAACGGTTCCCCGTATCATTACGGTAGAGTTTTTGTCGGTTGCCGACCGACAAGGTATGACAACAATACCTCTACTTTAGATTTATCAACAGCTGTAACTACAACGAATTACTTTGAGAATAGCGGTGTACCAGGGCCTAAAACGCTCATTGCCGGACGCACCTTTTATTCACAAAGACCACATATTTTTATTGACCCCGCTACTAACCAGCCAAGTCACATTGACTGGCCATTTTTTGCTGCGACCAATTATATTGACCTCAATGATATTGAGACTATTGATCGCATGGGACGTATTGAAATGTGGGAGTTGAATACATTACAGCATAATAATAATGCAACAGACCCCTTGACTATTACAGTCTTTGCATGGATGGAAGATGTTACGCTTACTGGCCTTACTTCTATGGCTACCGCTCAATCAGAAATGGTTGTTACTGGTGCCAAGAAGAAGAAGAAAGGCAAGAATGGTAAGGTCATCAACGAAACCAAGGGCAAAGATGAGTATCAAGGGAATGGCATGGTTTCAGGACCTGCCTCAGCAGTTGCGAATTACGCCGCGTATTTTACAGAAATTCCTATTATTGGGAAATTTGCGCGAGCTACGCATATTGCTGCTGGTGCTACTGCTGATGTAGCACGCTTATTCGGGTTTTCGAGACCGGCAATAATCGATAACCCATTAATTCAGAGACCCATGACAACGGGTAATTTCGCAACTTATAGTGGTGGAGACACTTTGAACAAGTTGTCTTATGACCCAAAACAAGAGTTAACTATAGATCCTTCTACAGTTGGTTTACCATGTGACGATCAAATGTCATTTGGATATTTAGCCAAAAAAGAAGCTTTAGTTGATACGTTTATTTGGTCAAGTGGACAATTTGCTGATAGGAGAATTTACTCCATCGCTGTGCATCCAATGGTTGCACCGATAGTTTCGTTATCACAAAATGTACATATGCAAACACCGTTGTCGTTTGTTGCTTTTCCATTTACTAAATGGCGCGGTTCTTTAAAGTACCGTTTTCAAATAGTTGCTTCTGCTTTTCATAGAGGTAGGTTGGCGGTCGTTTATGAACCGTCTATTACGCCTGAACTCAATATTAATCTAAATAATCGTTACGTTGCGATTTTAGATCTGGCAGAGGC